GGGGTAGACTCTAGCCCAACTGGTAACGAAGTACTTAGGTTTAGCGATCCGCAGTCTGATCCAATCAAGGTTATCACTAACCAATCTATAGAAATGGCTTCTAAGACAGGCTTCAGGCCTAATACATTAGTTCTTTCCCCAAGAGTATTCTATGCTCTAAAGAACCATAAAGATATTTTAGACAGAATTAAGTACACTCAAAAGGGTATAGTAACTAATGACTTATTAGCTACATTATTCGAAGTAGACAACGTATACACTGCATGGGCAGTAGTTAACACAGCAGCTCAAGGCGAAGCAGATAGTATCAACTTCATAATGGGCAACCATGCTTTATTATGCTATGTTAACTCAAGACCTGCTATTAAGCAGCCGTCAGCTGGATATATATTTACTTGGACCGGATTAATGGGAGCAAGTGCTTATGGTAGCAGAATCGTAAGGATTCCGATGGATAGCTTAGGATTAGGAACTGAAAGAATAGAGGGAGAAATTGCATTCGACGCTAAGATTATATCACAAGACTTAGGAGTATTCTTTAATGACATCGCATAATGATGTACGTAGTTAAAAAGCCCTTTAAGTCGATGGGCAAGTTTTATGGTGTAGGGTCTATAATTGAAGACCCTACCGCTATAAAACGATTTAAGTCCAAAGTCAATGAGGGCAAAGTGATTGTAGTTTCTGAAGATAATTTACAGACTGTAGCGGCCTATATTAAGGCTAGGTCGAATGTAGACATTCTCCCAAGGTTTACTAAGTCTAAAGATACAAAGCCTGAATTATCTAAGGAACCAGAAGCAAAAACTGTGGAGTCAAAGAAAGTTAAGGCTAAAGCTAAAGTAATTATTAAAGAGTAGGTGATAGAATGACTTGGAACTATAGAATGACTTGGAACTATTCAGGCGACCCTGCTAGGAGTGAGTTAGATAAATATAGGTTTATCATAGGTGATACTGATGAAAATGATAAGTTACTACTTGACGCTGAAATAAATTATATCCTAGATACTTTCGATGAGCATAACCTTAGGCTATATCATCTATATCAAAGGATAGCGGATAAGTTTGCAAGGGGTATAAAGAGGTCGCTAGGCCCACAATCAGAGGACCCTACTTCTAGACAACAGTACTATGCTGATAAGGCTGCGTATTATAAGCAGCTGTGTAGTATTTCTAGTATATCAGTTCCTAAATATAGCTACAAAAAGGTATTTAGGAAGGGAATGCATAGCAATGTTTAAGTCATTAAAGAAATGGTTAAATGTTCCGGTTGATATAAAACCGTTTATTAAACGGGATGGTACTGGTAAGCCTATCTTTGGAGATACCATTTCAACTAAATGCTATCCGCAAGGTAAAGTCACTCTGGTAAGAGATGTGCATGGTAACGATATTGTATCAAATCTACAGCTATATATTGAAGGCGATACCGCTATTAAGGTTACTGACGTGGTAGTGTTTAACGGTAATGAATACAATATTAAAGCACTAGGACCGTATTACGATGGTGACACAGGTAAAGTAGATATAGTGGTGGTGTATTTGTAATGCGAGTTACTATGGATATAAATTACAATAAGTTTCATAAGAAGTGTGAAGCAGCTATAAGTAAAGTAGCAAAGTCTACCTACTGGGCAACCGAGGAAGCTTGCGAAGACATAATGGAGGAGAGCCTCAGACAAGTACCTAGAGATACTAATACGCTTGCTAATAGTGCTTTCTATGATATACGGAAGGCAAAAGATTACGGCTTCGAAGCTACTCTGGGATATGGAGGTACTGCAATAAATCCAAAAACAGGAGTGCCTGTTATGGACTATGCAGTAGTAGTTCATGAGGACCTTGAAGCTTTCCACCCTATAGGTAAGGCGAAATTCCTTGAAGACCCTATTAGAGACTATGCGGCAGAAAAATTTCCTAGAACTGTAATAAAGCATGTGAAACCTACGTTAGAGAGTGAGAACAATGAGTGATTTACTTCTTGATTTAATAAATCATCTTGCTTCTAAAGGTATTGTGGAAGGTGATGGAATCGATTCATTTAGGGACTTTACGCCAGAGGAACCTGATAGTGTATTCGTAATACATGAATACGCAGGAGCTCCTACACCTCTGCATGATACGTTTATTCATCGGTCTCTACAGTTGACCTTTAGAGACAAGGAAGCTAGCGTAGCTAAAGCAAAGTGCAAGCAGATATTTGATGAGTTAAGTCCTGTAGATAGATATAAGATGTTAAGTAATGGTAGGTGGTGTCAAATATATCCTAGACAATCACCTTTTAAGATTAAAGTTGATAGCTCAGGTAGGACTACCTACGGGTTTAATATTGGTATAACTGCCGAAAAAGATTAAGGAGGAGTGATATAATGGCAACTAGAATAGGTTGTGATAATCTTGTGTATGCTATATTGACAGCAGATGATGGTACATCTGATCCGACGTATGGAGGGGTAAAACCAGCACCTGGTGTTATGAGTCTGAATATAAACCCTAATGCATCTCAGGAAACTATTTTCTATGATGATGGGCCAGGAGAGTCAGCTGCAACTCTAGGTAATATAGAAGTAGAGATACAAAAGAATGAACTTACTACAGAACAGAAAGCAGATTTATTAGGACATACAATAGATAGTAAGGGTGCTATTATATATGGTGCTAATGATACTCCGCCATGGGTAGCTATAGGCTTTAGGACGCTTAAGTCCAATGGTAAGTACAGATACGTATGGTTGTATAAAGGAAAGTTTTTAGAGCCAGAAGACAATAGTGAGACAAAAGGTGACAGCATCAACTTCCAATCTGATACTATTGTAGGTCACTTTGTTAAGCTTGAGAAGAAGTACAATATCGGTGGAAAAGAGATACAACCTTGGAAGTATGAGATTGATGCTGAGCATCCTGATGCAGATAGCTCATTAATGGCTACATGGTTCAATGAAGTCCAGCTGCCTAGCACTGATTAATATGGAGGTGTAGATAATGGCTAATATTAAAAAACTAAGAAGAGAACCTGTAATTGTAGATATTGGCGATGATGTTGAAAGAACACTCAGATATACTCTAAACTCTTTTGCATTAATTGAAGAGAAGTATGGAACTATTGATAAGGCTATGGAAGCATTGAACTCCGGCAGTGTAGCAGCTATCAGGTTTGTATTATGGGCGGGTCTTATACATGAGGATGAAAACTTATCTGAGCACTATGTAGGCAGTCAAATAGATTTATCAGACTTAGAAGACCTAGCAGAAAAAATGAATAAAGCAATGATGGGGGATTTGCCACAGGATGAGGTAGATAACCCAAACTAATAAGAAGTCTTGGGAATAAACAAGGCCAATCAGCACAGCAACCATCAGAAGATGATGGTTGGGATTGGCCTTTTATGTTATTCTTCGGGACTGTAGAACTAAGAATGACTGAGGAACAGTTCTGGAATACAACACCAAGGAAATTTAAGGCACTAACAGATGCTGCTATAAAATATAAGCAAATGCTGTATGGTTCTAGCGACAATAAGGCTAAGCTGCAGTTTGGATATATTGATCAAATTACTGGATGGTAGGAGGTGTAGCTGATGGGATTTTTCGCTAATTTAACCGCTAAGCTTGAAATTGATACTTCGCAATTTAATAAAGGTTTAAGAGCTGCATCTGCTGCCGTAACTAGGTTTTCTAAACAGGTAGCAAAGGACTTTAGAGATATTTCTAAAAGCGCTGCAAGAGCTAGTGATAGTTTTAAGATACTCGAAAGAGCAGCTGATAAAGGTTATAAAAGCGTAAGAAGAATTACGCAGGGAATTATAGTCTCTCAAGCATTCTATAGAACTATTCACGCTATACAAGACGCTATTAGAGAGCTGTACAATTTCTCTCAAGTTGTGGAAGAAAATAGGATAGCTTTTGCAGGACTTATAAGAGATGCCGATAAAGCTAAAAGATTAAATGAAATCCTTCAAGACTTGGCTGCTGATACACCTTACTCATACGAGCAGGCAGTTGATACCGCCAGAATGCTTTTGGCGTATGAGTTTCCTCTTCAGAGCATGGAAAGGATAATGAGAGATATAGCGGACGCTACTGCAGCATCAGGTAAAATAGAATCATATAAAAATATAGCTGCAGCGTTAGGACAAATACAAGGCAAGGGTAGGCTTACTGCTAGGGAGTTAATAAGATTTGCTACTGCAGGTATACCAGTATATCAGATACTAAGAGAAGAATTAGGGTTGATGCATGAGCAGATTGTTAACATTGGTAACCTTCGTATTCCTGCTGATATAGCTATTCCAGCTATTCTTAGAGGAATGGAAAAAAGATACGCTGGAGCAGCAGCGGCGATGCAGAGAACTACAAAAGGTTTAACTAATGCTATTAGAGAAAACATTCTGATAATAAGTCAAAATGTTTTTGACCCTCTATACCAGAACTTAAGGGTTAACATGGAAAAGCTCTCTAATAGATTAGAAGCAATGAGGGAAGATATTAGGAAGGGCGGTTTCGGGTACATGTTAGCGAACATGTTCCCACCGGAAATCATTCAAAGAATACAATTATTTGCAGCTAATATACAGATGCTTATACAGAACATAGCGGCTATATATAAAGCGCTAGCTCCAGTTGGACGCGCTTTCATTGAGCTATTTATAAACACGTTTAATGCAATTATGCCGTTTATTAATATGTTTACGCGAGTACTTGCTGTATTAATGCAAATGTTAACAAGTAACAGTACCGCAGTTAGAATATTCGTTTCAGCGCTTGGCGGTTTGTTTATAATAAATGCTGTAGTAAAACTAATACTTGGTTTTTCAGCAGCTTTGAAATCACTACTGATAGTTAAGATAATTGCGCAGGGTGTAGTGTACTTAGGAAAAGCAATAGGGTATCTAACAATGGCATTAGCCACTAATCCACTTGCAGCTTTTGTTGGATTAGCAGTTGGCGGATTGCTTGCAATGACGCTGGCTAGTAAAAAGTTCGGAAGCTCTGTGGATAGCTTAATGGGTAAAATATCTGGGGCATTCGGTGTAGATCCATCTAAGATATTCGTACCTAAGATGGAAGAAAACACGAAGATTGCCAATGAGTTCAATCAAGAACTTGAGCTATCTAGTGAAGGACTTGAGAAAATGGGGGATAAGGCCAAAGAAGCCGGTAAGAAAGCTAAGCAGGCTTTGATGGCATTTGATGAGGTATTTGTACTTCCTGACCCAGATATAGGTGCAGGTGCTGAGAGTTTAGACGACATATTTGATATTTCTGATATAGAGACTCCTGCTATACCGCCGTTTGATTATAGTGAGATGTTCCCTGACGTTGGTGCAGCAATAACTGAATGGACCCAAGGTGTAGCTGACTCTATTCGCGATAAGCTTGTCAAGGCAATAGCCGGTGCAGGTATAGGCGCAGCTATAGGT